TTGTCTTTGAGCGCGGTGCGATAAACATCTCTGACACCAGCAAAGTCAAACTCCTATTGGAACATGACCCAAAGCAGCCTATCGGTCGCGCTCAATTCTTTAATGAAACAGATGAAGGGATCTTTGCTTCTTTCAAGATCTCCAAGTCATCACGCGGCACAGATGCTCTCATCGAAGCCAGCGAAGAACTCCGTACTGGTCTTTCAGTCGGAGTTATGGTCAATGCAGCAAAGCCTAAGAATGGCGTGGTGTATGTATCGAGCGCTGACCTGCTCGAAGTCAGTTTAGTGCAGGCCGCCGCATTTAAATCAGCAGCCGTCACTGATATTGCGGCATCAGAAGATGAAGCCGTTGAAACCAACCAACCAACAGAAAGCGAGACAGCCACCGTGGAAGAAACCACTTCAGCAGTCGAAGCAACACCTACAGTTGAGGCTGCCGCAGTTGAAGCTGCTCGCCCTGCTGTAACAGCAATGGCTTACTCAAAGCCACGCATTGAACTAACTGCAGCAAAGTATGCAGAAAACACTATCCGCGCAGCGCTAGGTGATGAGTCAGCTCGTCAATATATCCTTGCAGCAGATAACACAACTGACAACGCTGGTCTCGTGCCAACTCGTCAACTCTCAGAAATCATCAACCCACTTGGTACAACTATCCGCCCATCGATCGAAGCGATCTCACGCGGCGTTCTACCAGATGCAGGTATGACTTTCGAAATCCCTAAGATCACAGCAATGCCAACTGTTGCAGTGACAGCAGAGGACGCAGCATTCTCAGACACAGACCAGAACTCATCATTCTTGTCAGTTGATGTTAAGAAGTACGCCGGACAACAGACATTCTCTGTTGAATTGCTAGATCGCACATCACCAGCATTCTTTGATGAACTGATCCGCAACATGGGCGCTGCTTACGCAAAGGCCACAGATGCAGCAGTTAACGCAGCGATCATCGCAGGCGCAACAGCAGATGCAACAACCACAACAACATACCCAACAGCATCAGAATTGCTAGGAATTGTTGCTCGCGGTGCTGCTTCTGTTTACAACGCAACTCTCGGACTTCCAAACCCATTCGCTCGCAACATGATCGTCAACACTTCACAGTGGTCAAACATCATGACACTCAACGATGCAGGCCGTCCTATCTACACAGCATCAAACCCAATGAACGCAGGCGGAGCAGTAACTCCAACAGCACTTCAGGGCAATGTTGCAGGACTCAACCTATTCGTAACACCTAACACAGCTGCTGGAACTGACACAGACGGATCTATCCTCATCGTCAACCCAGATGCTTACACATGGTACGAGTCACCTAACTACCGTCTCCGTGCAGAGTCAACAGCCGCAGGTTCTATTACCATCGGTTACTACGGCTTCGGTGCTATCGCTACTAAGGTCGGCGCTGGCGCATTTAAGAACAACAAGGCGTAATTAACGCTCACTAAGTCGCTGGCGGGGTAGTGCCCTTCTACCCCGCCAGTCTTTAGAAAGGATAAAAGCATGGCATTGACTACAGTTGCAGAGTTACGCACCGCCCTTGGCGTTGGCACTCTCTATGCTGATGCAGTCCTGCAACAAGTCTGCGATGCCGCAGATAATGTCCTTCTGCCTTTTCTATGGAAAAATCAGCAATACATCATCGCTCATGGCAATACCGGCACAGTCGGCACTCTTTACTTTGATCAACCTATCCGCGATTACTTCTATGTCGGCCAGTCAGTAACAATTTCTGGCGCTGGCACTAAGTACAACGGCACAAAGACAATTACAGGCGTTGGCACTCGATCATTCACAGTAACTACAACTCATACTAGCGATAATCCACGCCACACAGTTGAGCCTTACGGAATTGCAGCTGCTGAAACTTATGCAGACTATTCGACTATTCCAGCGATCCAAGAAGCCAGCCTAATGATCTCAATAGATATCTGGCAGTCTCGCCAAGCGCCTTCTAGCGGTGGCGTTACAGTTGACGGATACGCTCCAAGCCCTTATCGCATGGGTAATACTTTACTTGCTCGCGTTCGTGGCTTACTTGCACCTTACCTAGATCCGCGCTCGATGGTTGGCTAACCATGACAGCAGCGATCTCAACACTTCGCGCAACTATTGCAGCAGCGCTAGTCGATAACTCACTCTGGTCAGTATTCTCATTCCCGCCTGCTACACCTATCGTCAATAGCGTAGTTCTTAGCCCGGCGGATCCTTATCTGACTCCGACTAACAACAGCCGCAACACAGTCGCGCCTCTTGCTAATTTTAATATAAATATATTCGTGCCTTTGCTAGACAATGAAGGCAACCTAAACGGAATTGAGGAAATGCTAGTTGCAGTCTTTAACAAACTAGCTGCTTCCTCGATCGTCTATAATGTGGGAGATGTGAGCGCTCCAAGCGTTCTTAATGCCGCATCGGGCGATCTACTGACTTGCTCCCTGCAAGTCTCAGTCCTAACGAGTTGGAGTTAATTATGACCCTTGAACAATGGGAAAAAGACAACGCAGCGTTCCTGATCAAGATAGGTCAGATCGCTCCAGCAGCACCTAAAACAGCAACTAAGAAAGATGAGGAATAAACCAAATGGCAGTATATCTAAGCAATGGGGTAGTTCTAACTGTTAATGCGGTTGACCTATCATCACTCGTATCATCTGTAACTATCAACCGTTCATTCGATGAACTAGAAGTCACAGCAATGGGAGACTCAGGCCACAAGTTCGTAAAGGGCTTGGAAGCATCGTCTATCACTATCGACTTCTTTAACGATGAAGCAACATCTAAGACACTTCAGACATTGAACACAGTATGGGGAACAAGCACAACTGTTACAGTCAAGCAGACTTCAGCTGCTACTTCAGCAACTAACCCGCTTTACACAATGTCTTGCCTAGTTAACAACACAACACCAATTAATGGCTCAGTTGCAGATCTTTCAACTCAGTCAGTTACTTGGAATGTTAACGGCACCATCGCAGTAACAACTTCCTAATAACTAATTAAGGGGCAAAAGCATGGCAAAACTAAAGGTAACAAGGGCAGATGGAAGCGTTAACGAGTATCAGATCACTCCGGCGATCGAGTACGCCTTCGAGCAATATGCAAAGAAGGGCTTCCATAAAGCCTTTAGAGATGATGAAAAGCAGAGCGATGTTTATTGGCTTTGCTGGGAAGCAATTCGTCGGTCGGGTGAAACCGTAAAACCCTTCGGAGAGTCGTTCCTTGAGACATTGACGCGAGTCGAGGTTCTCGATGATGACCCTTTGGAGTAACGCGGGAGTCCTTCACCTATCTTGTAGCGAGACTATCGCTTGAGACAGGACTCTCGCCCCAAACTTTAATTGAACTAGATCACACAATGTTCAGGACTTTACTTCAAGCCCTGAAGGACAGAGCAAAGGAGCAGAGCGATGCCAGTCGAGTTAAAAGGCGCTGATAAACTTCGCAAAGCCCTTAGAGAGTTCGAGCCTGATCTAGCCAAGGCCACAACTAAGCAGATGGCGGCTGCGCTAAAACCTATTACTAATACGGCTCGCGGTTATATGCCATCAAATACTGCAATGCTATCTGGCTGGACTTCAGCCACATCATCTGAGAACACGGTTAAATATCGTGTATTCCCAAAGTATGATCAAAATGAAGCCAAGCGTGGGATCAAGTATTCAACAAGCCCTTCTAAGCCTAACAAGCGAGGCTTCGTATCTCTAGCGCGTATCATCAACGCTTCCGCCGGCGGAGCGATCTACGAGACCGCAGGGCGTAAGAACCCAGGTGGTCAACCAACCTTTACTCGCACTAAGTTCACGCCTGCCTCATATCGTGAGGAAGGCCGCGGATATAACAAGTCACTCAACCCTAATGCTGGCAAGCAGTTCTTAGATCGAGCAAATGCAACTGGTGATCTGGTAAATGCTCGCCCACGCCAACAAGGTCAAGCAGGCCGATCAACTCGCAAGATGACTGGTCGCGCCATATTCAGAGCGTTCGCAGAGGATCAGGGCAAAGTTACAGCTGCGATAGTTAAAGCCATCGGCAGTTCTGCCATTGAGTTCAAAGCAAAGACAGGTGCTAAATAATGGCTGATCTAAAGATAGATATTGCTTCGGTATTCTCTGGTAAAAAAGCCTTTGCAGATGCCGCTAAATCCACGATTAACCTTAACTCTCAGGTTAAGAACCTTGCTAAATCCTATCTAGGGCTATTTACAGCGCAGCAACTAGCACGCCGCAGCTTCGATGCTGCCAAAGCCTTTGCGGCAGATGATAAAGCGGCAAGAGTATTAACACAGTCTTTAAACAACCTAGGATTAGCCTTTGCAGATCCTTCGGTTCGTACCTTTATTGCTGATCTTGAGAAGCAATTCGGTGTCCTCGATGATCAACTTCGCCCGGCATTTCAGCGCTTATTAACAACTACTGGAGATGTTACTAAAGCCCAGTCATTGCTTCGCACTGCGCTTGATCTTTCAGCGGCGAGTGGGGCTGATGTGGTCTCGGTGGCAGGCGATCTTTCAAAGGGCTTCGTAGGGCAGACTCGCGCCCTTGCTAAGTATGGCATCGGTTTAACTCAAACAGAACTCAAGGCTATGTCCTTCGAGGAAGTCCAGACACGCATCAACGATCTATTCGGCGGTCAAGCAACAGTTGCAGTTGATACTTATGCAGGAGCGTTGCAGCGCCTATCAGTAGCAGGCAATAACGCTAAAGAGATTATTGGTGGTGGCTTACTCGATGCACTCGCAGCCCTTGGCGGCGGTGGAGAAGGTGGACTTACTAACACGCTAAACCTAATCGAAAAAACTTCTACTGCACTTGCTACCTTCGTCCGCCGCTTTGGCGTTGGCGTTGGTCAGTTAGCAGCTTTAGCGCGTGGAGACTTGCAAGCCTTTAGAACCATAGGCGAGACCGAGATGAACCGCGGTCGAGACATGTCTGGAATTACTCCAGCGATCAGAGCAGAATTAACTAAAGCAGCAGCCGACAAGGCAGCAAAAAAGAACCGCGATGCTTTGCTCAAGACAACCAAAGAACAGACTAAGGCGATCAAAGAGCAGACAGCGTTGCAAAAGGCTGGAACTCTATTCGATATCCAGCAGACTCAGATCATCGCTGCACTTAAGGGCGATATCTCAGCTGAGGAACGCAAGCGCTTAGAACTGCAACTGGCTATCTTGACCGGCAATACTTCAGAGGCATCTAAACTTGCTGGAGAACTTGCTAAATCACAAGGACTGTCACAGCAACTAGCTGCTTATCTTGCAAGCATTCCAGATGCTAAGAACCCATTCACAGCGTGGAAGTCTTATCTCGATATGATCGAAGCGCAGGTCGGTCGCATTGCCGCTGGTAATGTTCAAGCGGTTCCAACATCGATGGCTTCAGGTTATGGCGTAACTGGTCAGCAATACTCTCTGCCTCAAGGATCGACACAGACAAGCGCAGCAGGCGTTGAGTTCACAGTCAATGTCAATGCTGGCTCGATCATCGCTCAGGAAAGTCTCACCGATGTAATTCGAGACAGCCTACTCAATGACTCATTGCAGGCTAAGTTCGCTTCCATATTCCGTCAAGGTGGGTCATTCGGGTAATGGCACTTCCAGCGCAGATATCCGTTTCTTTTGACTTTACTAGCGGCGCTACCTTCGGGTATCCCTTTACTATTGGCGATGAGAAGTACGGCGTTCTTGGTACAGGCACACTAGCCTCAACAACTACTCCAGAACCTACGGTTGATTTAACTCCGAATGTTCGACAAATTAGCATCAAGCGTGGGCGCAATATCATGCGCGATACCTATGAGGCTGGGTCTGCAACTATCAGAGTTTTAGATCCTAACTCTGACTTCAACCCTCAGAATGTGAACTCGCCTTACTTTGGTTTCTTGACTCCGCTTCGCAAGCTGCGTGTGTCAGCAACGGTAGGCGGCGTGGGTTACTTCCTGTTCTCTGGCTATACCATCGAATACAAGTACACCTATCCTCAAGGCCAAGAGACTGGCTATGTTGACATAATTTGCTCAGATGCTTTCAGACTTATGCAACAGGCTGGGATTACTACGGTTGCAGATGCCACAGCTGGGCAAGATACTGGCACTCGAATTGGCAAGATCTTAAATCAAGTCTCATGGCCTACCTCAATGCGCACCATAGATACCGGCAACACCACTTGCATAACCGATCCTGGCACTTCTCGCACAGCACTCGATGCGCTAAAGAACGCAGAGTTCTCAGAGCAGGGCGCGTTCTATATAGATGTTGAAGGCACAGCAGTTTATCTAAATCGCACTAATGTAATCAAGAAATACGGCGAGACTCCGATCGAGTTTAATCAAACTACTGGCATTCCTTACAGCAACCTTACTTTCGCCTTCGATGACAAGTTGATCATCAACAGCGCTGGCATGACTCGCGTAGGCGGCACACAACAGGTATCAGAGAACTCAGCCTCGATCGCTAAATACTTCCCGCATCAACTTAATCAAAGCAACCTAGTAGCCCAAACAGATGCAGACACGCTAAACATCGCCAAGATATATGTGGCAACTAGAGCTGAGACCACGATCCGCATAGATGCGATGACGGTCGATCTGCTCGATCCAGCAGTTCCAACTGCCACGATGCTCGGTCTCGATTACTTTTCTAATCTAAAGATCACGAATGTTCAACCAGATGGCTCAACCATCGTAAAGACTTTGCAAGCGCAAGGACTGGACTGGAATATCACGCCCAATTCCATGAAGGTAACTGTGACAACTCTCGAACCGATCGTTGAAGGGTTCATCATCGGCTCGAACATATCAGGTATAATCGGCACTAACATAATGGCGTATTAGGAGAATATAAATGGCAACAGGCTTTCCAGCAGCAACAGGCGATGTCCTAAGCGCGGCTATGTATAACGGACTTACTTCATTCACAATAGGCGCGGCTAATACAGCCGACTACACAGCGACTATTGCTGATGCGTATCAAACCCTTGAACTCATGAACAAGGCAACCGCTATCGCATTCAAGATCCCTACCAACGCAAGCGTAGCCTTCCCTATTGGCACAGTCATCACCGTTATTAACATTGGCGCTGGCCTTTGCACTATCTCAGCGGTCACGCCCGGCACAACCACAGTTCTTTCAGCAGGGGCAGTAGCAGCTAACCCAACCGTTGCACAGTACAAATCAGCAGCCTGCATCAAGACTGGCACAGATACTTGGTATGTCGTAGGTGCGATCGCATAATGATCGCTAATGTAATTGCATCGGTGTTAGCAGCACCAGTACCACCAGCCCCTAAAGCAACGGGTGGAACTATCACATCTGACGCATCTTTTTGGTATCACACTTTTACATCTAATGGGACTTTCACGCCTTCTCAGGCTTTATCATGCGATCTAGTAGTTATCGCAGGCGGCGGCGGTGGAGGATACGACCGCGCAGCAGGCGGTGGCGCAGGTGGTTTTCTTTATCAGACTGGCCGATCAGCCTCGAGCGGAGTTGGTTACTCAGTAACCGTCGGTAACGGCGGCGCAGGCGCAACATCTTATGCAGTAGGTGGAACAGGTAGCAACACAGTATTCGACACAATTACTGCCAATGGCGGTGGTGGTGGCGGATCTGCTAACCCTGGCGTAACTAACGGCGCTAACGGTG